CGGCTGGATGTATTTGTGTACATAGTAGTTTAGCAGCACTACCAGAAACAACTGCTAATTGGACTCTTCAATATGATATGACAGAAGATATGAATTCACATGCAACTAAACATGCATTGACTTTATCTGATGCTCTAAGGTTAGTAAAAGACCCTAATATGGAAGAGAGACTAAATATGCAAAAGGCCTATACTGATGGGTTCTACAATTGGGAAGTAAGAGCTCAACAGTGGACGGTTTTCTTGCAATCAATTTTGGAGAATAGCGGTGGCAAATACGAACCACGAAACGACAGAGCACGAACTAATGCGAAGAAGGCTACTGAACTTAGAGGGACAAATAAAGGTCCTAGAAGAGCAAGTAAGGGTAGAAAGCGAACAAAAGTATAACGCTTATAAAAGAATAAACGAATTAGTTTCTGCTAATAATGAACTTAAGAGTTTGCTTCATCCCAGAGATTACGAAGCTCTAGGAATTTAAGTAAGTATTGATTTCTTTCTTTGGTATTCTTAATGAATACTTGAGGCTCATCTTCACCATCAACTCCAATGACAGTTACTAATTGACCAACTTGTAATTGTGTTCTTTCTTCAAACATAAAACTATAAGCAGCTTCCTGGACAAAATAGTTTTCAATCCAATCAGGATTCTTTTTCTTCTTACTTGTCTTGAAATCAACTACAGATAAGACTCCATTGTATTCAGCTATCATATCAACTTGGCCAGCTGCTCTTAAGAAGTCTGAATATAAGAATCCTTCTACTGCATAAACCTTTCCAATAGTTTCTGCTAAATGATTAGCCATGGAACTAAACATTTCTTTATTACTTGGCATGATCTTAACATCATCCATAGTACCAAGAATGTAATGCTCACACAACTTATGAATTGATGTACCTCTTGCAGAGGCTTGTTTAGTGATTTGATTTGCAACCTTTTCACCTACTCTGGCTCTCCATTCATTGATTGCCTTCTTATTCATCTGACCGGTTATAGTCGTTACTGAGGGATAGTATGAGCCATCTGGTGTCTCATATACTCTTGACCCATTAACGTTCCTTCTAGGCAGTTTCTGAAGGTCTGAGAGGCATAATTCGAACTGTTTATCCATTACGTACTGCTTTTACTGCCTCTAGTGGTAAGATAACGCCCTGTCTGTCTTGATCAACGTCTACAATTAGACCTTTAGACCAATCAACAAACACAACGTCGTTAGGATTGATATACTTAACATCTGGTCCTACATTAATAACTAATGCTGGAGCAGATCCTGGTTTAGTATTATCTGATTGTGCGGAAAGAATAATTCCGCCTTCTGATTTAGATTCTTTTTTCTCTTTGCCTTTCATTTCAGCAACTAGAAGATTATCACGTGTACATTCTATCATTTTTGATGTTCCTTTTTATAACGAGCTGAACTTTTCCATTTATCAACAGCTCTATTCACTGCACCACGTTTTGCATCTGTGGCTTTGTGTACTTCTCTTCCGAATGGGGTTTGAGGATTTTGTTCTCCTATCTTAGCTAATACTTCTTGAAAGCCTTCATCTGGTTTTCTTAATCCATCAACACCAGAAACGATCATGGGGGCAGACATAACTCCCTTAACATTTGGATTCGCTTCGAGAAACTCTTCGCGTTCCGAAATCTTAAGGAGCAGTTCAAACTGCTCCCCAGTATCTGTGTCAATGAATTCGTAAAGTGGCATTACTGATTTTCAGGTTCTGTAAGAAAGTCATCATACGCTTGTTTGACTACCTTCTTAGAGACGCCTTTGATCTTCCTTGCTTTCATTTCTAAAAGCAATTTAGCATCATCAGGATCTACTTGTTCAAGCATTCTGATAAAAACCTGCTCTCGCTTTACTTTGTTGATATTAGCACTCTGTGGATGATCCAAAAAGATATACATTCTCCTCATTTCATTATACATAAGACCTTGATTGTCCAAGGACTTATCAATTGGTGTATAAGGAGGATTACCTTCTGGAAGAACCCAGGTAAGTCTATTATCGTAAGTAAGCTCGAAGATACCTCGAAGTTCTCTACAATCTTCTCTTTGAAGAATACGTATTTTCTCTCCGACGCTCTTTGCCTCTTTTACTTCATTAACTATTTCGCCTAATCCTTTTAACATATTAAAACTCACTTATATTTTCGACTAAGTTATTTAGCTTCCTTTTTACAAAGTAATTAAATAGTTTTTCTCTTCCTCCAGGATCTACAGAAAACTGTTCAAGAATTTCTTCTTTAAGATAGTCTGGAGTGTATTGGAGATCAACCAGATATCTGTTTCTGTGGAACCCTTTGGCCCATTCAAAGTCGCCATTAATTTTGTCATAGTCGACATCCTTAATAGCATCCTTGATCTTTTGCATAGTAGTTTGTCTCATTGGTTTTTGTCTACCACCTGAAACAAACGTATCATCTTTACTTAAACAATTAGGAATACCATCCCCTCTATCTCCTTTCAAGATATGCTCTACTAGATATGTTTCAGGGTCATTATGTTTAACCATCTTCTTACGAATAGGGTCATACTGAAACACATTTGCAAACTTTTGTAATTGAATGAAGTCTTTATCTCCACTCAGTATTAAAATCTTTTCTTCTTGTCCGTCTAATAATACTTTACCATACTCATGACAAATAACACCAATAGCATCATCTGCTTCAGCTCTGTGCACTTGTACATATTTGTATGGAAAGAATTCTTTTAGTTCGTCTCTAATTACATTTAGAGTATTGAATATATTTGGCCAGTCTAAATCTGACTCTTCTCTGTTTTGTTTTCTGTGGGCTTTGTAATATGGATATAATTCTTTTCTCCAGTTATTAGTATCGTCGCAACAAATAACTAGCTCACCATACTCAGATACAAACTTCTTTCTGTATCCTCTGATAGCGTTAAGAACCATATGTCGTAGTAAGTCTTCTCTTACCTCGACACCTTTCTGGCCACCGATCTGTGCCATTAGGTTGCTTATCATAACCTGATTCAGGTCGACAAGTATCATAATCAATCTCCAATATAAAGCTACATTATACTATACTTACGTATTAGGGTCAACAGGGTTCTTATCATCAACAGCTAATTTCCAATTAGTATAAAAGTGATCTGAGTCTTCTTTTTGGATTATTTGGCTGGTGATTCCTTGAAGCGGATGCCCTATATTTGATGCTTTAAGTAAACATGATTTAATAGTCTCACAAATCATTAACATATCTCTGTCAAGTTCTTTTTCATGAGAGAGGTCAATTCCTCTAGCTTGTATCTCTTCGAATAATTGATAAGTTAGCTCGATAGCAGTGTTAAGACACAACTCCGACTGATAACGCTTTACGTTTTCCAGTCGTTGTTTTTCACTCTCAACAAACTTGCTGTTCCCGTTCAATGGGAATTGAATTAGCTCACCCATGGTATTATTTATCTTTCTTTTCTCGGGCTTTGCGCATGCGTTCGACAAAAGCTGCTTTTTGAGCTTCAGTCATAGGTTTTCTATTTGACTTTCTTTTAGGTTTACTAACTTTAGTAGAATTAGCTACTTTGATATATCCTTCTTCTGTAAATTCCAAAGGCTTCAATCCATAAGATACTCTCTCTTCGTTTTCTAACTCTGGTGTCCATACACATCTGTAGTCTGGATACCATACTCCGAACTCACGTTTTGGTTTACCATTAGAATGATAACCCATAGCAACACAAATCTTTTGCACTCTCTTTTCCATATCGCCTCCAGCGAATAAGCTGCAATATGCTCCTGTCCTTAGATAACTCTCTAACTGACCAACATATGCATTCCAGGTCTCACGTCTAGCTAAGGCTCCTTTAACCCCTGCTACATGAGATCTGTGTTCTGCTTGTTTGTGTGCTTTGGCTTCTTTAATCCATTGCCTTACGTTCTTCATACTAAAGTCATGGTCGTCTGGTAACGCTACTACTTCTTTAGCATACATTTTATATTCAGGCGGGTTCTTTGCAAACCTTGCTTCACGTGCTTTTGCTAGTCTATCAATCTTGTCCATAATCTAATTTATCTAATATTTCCATTTGACGTCTGGATCCTGCTGAATAATCATTCATTAGATCCCCCATTTTCTTATGATGCTTAATGGTATTAACACCAGGATAATAACATTGTGTAACTGGTGCTCTTTGTAAACCAGTCTTACCTTTAAAGATAAGTCTTGGATCATTACCTTGAGCAAGCATATTGCTTTCACTACCAGTACACCATAAGAAACTGTCATGTCTTTTTAAACGATATTGTTCCATTACAGACTCTGCATATCCTGGATTCTTTTTCTTCCATTCTTGAAAATGATATGCACCTGTCCAAAGCTCTGCCATTGGTCCTGCATCAATCCACATGTCAGGTGGATTAGGTATCCACTTCTTAAATAATATCTTAGCAAACATTGGAGAGAATGTAATACACTCTGCTGCAATTCCTGCTGACCACAAATCAGTATAAGGTATTTGTTCTACAAGAGATTCTAACTTCTTTGGATCTCTAACAAATGCATCATGTTCTAATATAATAACTCTTTCATGAGTATTCAATATATGTTCCCACCAATGATACATTGAAGTCAAGCATGCCTGTTCTGTTGGCGTTATAGTATGACCAACATCAGAATACTTTCCAGCACTTGATTTAAGATTTGGTTCCCACCTCATCCTTGGCCAATGATCTGACTCTTTCATAGTCTCTGGTGTATAGCATTGCCATGGCTCAACTTCAACATTAGAAACCTTTTTCCATGTTTCCATTGAGACATCTTTATAAGCTACTGACTTCGGATTATTGAAGTCAGTTATCATTACTGCTCTGAATTTTTCCATGAGTTGGGCATTATCCTATAATAAATAATTTAAGTCAACGTTGACTTTATTTACATAAAAAAGTACAATAGCTGTTGACTTTTATTAAATTTATGTATATACTCGCCTTTGCCGGCGGGTGGGGAACAGGATGGACAAATTATTAGACGACTCTTTGATTAATAGTGATGTGTGCGTAAAGTGCGGTCATTGCTGTAAATCAACTTCCACTGTTCAGTATGCGCATCCCAATGCAAAAGAATGGATTGGCGTTATACATGGTGAGAATGAAAATCCAAGAATCAAATTGCAATGGCACAATCCTGTTATGTCTAAGCAAAAGAAATCTACGGGCGAGGAAGTTGAGCAAAAAGCTATTCCTTATCACGTTACCCATATATGTCCCAAGTTGGTTATAGATGAGGAAGCTGGTACCAAGATGTGTGGTATCTATGAAGTGCGACCTTCTATATGTAGAAACTATAATTGTTTTACTACTGCCAATGCTAGTAAAAGAAGACCTCAAAACTGGGATGCTATAAAAAAGATTATTAAAGAAGTTCATGATGTCGATGTTGAATGGCCACTACCTTTACAAAAGGCTAATTGGAAGGATTCTGAGATCGAGCATATTCGATTAGAAGATTACGACGTAAAAATTTAGTTTTTTTCAAAATAACCTGTTGACTTTAAATCAACCTTTTAGTATAATGGGCGTATATTTTGATAAAGGAGAAGAAATATGGCACATATGGTAGAAACGATGGCTTACGCAGGAGAACTTCCTTGGCATGGGCTTGGTGTGAAAGTGAAAGATGATATATCAGTTGATGATATGTTAGTCGAAGCTGGTTTAGATTGGAGAGTTGCTAAGATCCCTTCATTTGCGGATTTTAATGGCGAGAAGATTTATTCCGGTCATGATATGTTGGTAAGGGAGTCTGATGGACAACCTTTAGACATGGTAAAGGAGA